TTGCTCCTCGCCACCGCCGGATCAAGGAGCTGGTCACCATAGACCCACGCCGGGCGAGGAGCAAGGACGAGTACCGCAAGCTGCGGGGCCAGCTCAATGCTGCTGAGCGACAGGCCATCAATGCTATTATTCAAGGCTCAGCTGCCGACACGATCAAGCTGGCCATGGTGGACATCCGCCGTCGTCTGGCCGACACAGGATTCCCGCTCACGCCAGTCCTCAACGTCCACGATGAGATCGTTGCGGTGTGCCCCGCCGAGCACGCAGAGGAGGGTAAGAAGATGTTGATCGAGTGCATGGAGAACGTCGTCAACCCTCGTACCGGTGAGCCTCCGCTGCAGGGATGGGTGCCACTCATCGCCTCCGGCACGATCGGTGATCGCTGGGCCAAGGGATGATCGCCGGGATCAAGCGGCGCTTCCTGTTCCGTGCCTTCTACCCGCTCGGGCCCAAGGTCTGTGCGATGAGCGGGATGCCGGGCGCCAGCTTCGACGTCGACTGCGCCGAGTACGAGCGCAGCCAGGCCGAGATCCAGAAGATCCCCGACGCCGTGCTCAACCGGGTGATCGAGCGGGCCAAGTGGATGTCCGAGGTCGTCGTCTCCGACGAGTGGGACACCATCTTCCAAGAGGATGGCCTGTGCCCCGAGTGCGGCGAGCCGTGCGGACAGGTGACGTTGCCGGAGATCCTCGTCAAGTTCTATGTCGCAATGCGACTGGAGGAAGAAGAAGATGGGCAACTGGTTCGCTGACCGTCTCGGTCCCCCTCCTGCACCTGTGGTGGCTCGGTATCAACCCGGTCAACCGTGGCCACCGCAGGGGCAGTACCCACAGCAGCAGCCGGTGTTGGGACAGCAGCCGACGTTGCTGCCGCAGCAGCAGGTGCCGTTCGATCCCCGGTCGGTGCGCATCGATGACATCAACCAGCTGCTCGCCAGCAAGGACGCATGGAACGGCACGGTCGATGAGAAGCGCAACACCACGCCGTGTCCGAAGTGCGGCGGCCAGGTGCAGATGTACACCGGGCTCAACGCACCGAAGATCATGAACCAGTACGGCCAGAGCTGCACACCGATGCAGCGGTGCTACTACTGCGGGTACAACGGGCACTTCGAGCAGCTCGGCCAGCAGGCGACCGACAGCGGCGTGCCGCTGCGTGTCATCTGATGCCGGTCAAGACGATCAAGTCCGCCGCCGAGGTACTGCGGGACATCACCCGGGCCCACGGCGAAGACGTCGTCGTGCTCGGCAGCCAGATGAAGGGCCGCACGATCGGGCGCATGTCGACCGGCGTGCTGAGCTACGACGCCATCCTCGGTGGCGGGTGGCCGGTCGGCTCGTGGTCCGAGGTGATCGGCAACGAGAGCCACGGCAAGACGCTGCTCGCACAGTCCACGGTGATCACCGGCCAGCGGCGTGACCCCAAGCACCGCACGCTGTGGATCGCAGGCGAGCCGGTCAACTTCGAGTGGTGCGAGACGCTCGGCATGGACCTGGAGCGGGTGGAGTTCGTGCCCGGCAACAACATGGAGATGGCCTACGACATCGCCTTGAAGTTCATGGAGAACCGGCTCGTGGACCTCGTCATCATCGACTCGCTGCCGTCGCTGATCCCGACGTCGGAGGACGACCGAGAGTTCGATGAGCTGACCATCGGCCGAGCAGCGATGCTCAACAACAAGTTCTTCGTGCGCAAGGCGACGACGGCGATGAAGCGGAGCTACACCCGCAAGGACCGACCGTGCACCGGCATCGCCATCAACCAGTGGCGTGACCGTGTCGGTGTGACCCACGGTGACCCACGCATCGCACCCGGTGGGCTCGGCAAGAACTTCGCCTTCTACGTGCGGGTGGACATGACCCGCACCGAGTGGATCAAGAACGGCACCATGGTCGTCGGCGGTCGCTTCCGCATGCGCACGATCAAGAACAAGGTGGCGCCGGTCAACCGCTCCGCTGAGATCAACTTCTACTTCGACGCCGTACCCGGATTCGAGCGTGGCCGGTTCGACCACGTCGAGGACATCGTCGCCGCCGGTCTGTACTACGACGTGTTCGGTGTCGGTGGCGGCGGGTACTACGTGTTCGGCGAGCATCGCTGGCGTGGCAAGGACAAGCTCGTTGCTGGTGTGCGTGAGGATCTCGATCTCCAGGCCGAGATACGTGGTGCGGTGATGCACGTCGTCAACCCCGAGGCGGACGCCCGCAAGGTGAGGATCGTTGCTCGCCGATGAAGCGTCCATGGCAGCGTCAGGAGGAGCGCACAGCCGAGCGTTACCGAGGGTCACGTAGTGCTGGGTCGGGCGCCGGGCCCACCCGCAAGAACGATGTGCGCAACGAGCAGCTGCTGATCGAGAACAAGACGACCGACGCCAAGAGCTTCACGCTCAAAGCATCAGACCTGGAATTACTCCGGTGTAACGCTATTGTCGAGGGCCGAGTACCGGTACTGCAGCTCGACCTGGGAGGGCGTTGTTACGTCATCCTCCTCGAAGGCGACTTCCTTGACATCTACGGACACACCGAATGAGGTTGTGGCACGGCGTAGTCACGTCGACCTCGGAGCATGGGCGTACTTCTTCTCCGACCCCCTGGAGCAGGTCAAGGTCGACTGGTGGATGGCCTACGGCAAGTGTTTCAAGGACTCTGCCACCACCGAGTACTTCGTACCCGACGACACCTCGGTACGTGAGGCACGGCGCCGCACCTCGATCGCCAAGTCGATCTGCAACGGCAAGGACGGGCTGCCGCCATGCCAGGTGAGGGGAATCTGCGCATCGTACGCAATCGAGAACCAGATATGGGAAGGGGTGTGGGGCGGGATGTCAAAGCGAGAGCGGCGCCTCGCCCTTCGCCAAGAGCAAAGCCCAGCGCCAGCGGCCGCCGTATTGTTCCGGCCTCGAACACGGATTGGGTAGCCAACAGCTACCGCAAGGTGCACCCGTTGATCGGTGCGCTGCAACGACACATCGTCTCCGAGAACGAGCGCATCAACGGCGTACGTGACGTCGCCGTCTCCGGCTACATCCACCCGTCGTCGGCGAGCAAGGGCGACTGGTGCCCACGCTCATCGTGGTACGAGGTGATGGGTGCTCCGGCCACGCCACCACCGAGCATCGGTCACCGCCTCGCCAACGTGTTCGCCGAGGGTCACGAGATCCACGACAAGTACCAGCGATGGTTCACGCAGATGGGGATCCTCATCGGCATGTGGGAGTGCCTGATCTGTGGCTACCAACAGTGGGGCAAGGGCATGCAGACGTCGTGCCACTTCTGCCTCGGTGACCGCTTCCGTTACGCCGAGGTGCCGGTCGAGGACGAAGACCTGATGATCCGGGGAGCTGGCGACGGGATCGTTGATCTCGATGAGCACCAGAGCCTGATCGAGATCAAGAGCATCGGGCTGCGCTCGATCGAGCTGGACTACCCGAAGTTGTACAAGCCGTACAAGGAGGGCACGCTCGATCTCGATGGGCTGTGGGCGTCGATCAAGGCACCGTTCCCGTGGCACGTACGCCAGGCGACGTTGTACCTCCACCTGCTGCGCACACGTTGGCCGGAGATCAACGACATCATCTTCATCTACGAGTTCAAGGGCAACCAGGACGTCAAGGCGTTCACGATCGGCTACCAGCCCGAGCTGATCAGTCACATCATCAAGAGCGCACGGGAGATCGTCACCGCTGTTGACGAGCAGCGTGTCGTGCGCCGCCCGGCGTGGGCCGAATCGCCTGCCACCAAGACGTGCAAGGTCTGTCCGTACCGGGCGACGTGCTGGCAGGGTGCCGCATGAAGATCGTCAACAACCCTGACGGCTACGCCGACCCGGCACGACCCGGCGAGCCGATCCCCGACATGCCCATCGAGGTCGGCGGCATGGAGGACGACGAGCTGATGGAGCTGTTCAACCTCTTCACGGCGTGGGCTGACTTCCTCGCCGTCGAGACGGTGCGCAAGTCAGCGGTCGAGGAGCGGTACGAAGACAACCTCACCGAGTTGAAGGCGGAGTACATCCTGCTCGGCACCAACACTGTGACCGGGCGGGCACAGGCCGATTCTGCACCAGATGTGCGAGACTTGCGCCGCAGGCTGAGGGTCGCCAAGAACGTACGGAAACTACTGGAAGCGAAGTTCACCAACTGCGATCGCAACGCCAAGGCGCTCTCACGAGAGCTGACACGGCGCACGACGATCGCAGAAGGGAGCAGGGGGAGACGGTATGGGCCATGAAGAAGTGCTACGTGTGCGGCCGAGAGGATGCCGACACACGACCACTGGGAGAGCACGCTCAGGACATCTGTCTGACGTGCCTGGACGAGCCAGAGTGGCGAGCGCTGGCTGCTGACAACCTCGGTGCGGTGGTCAACGCAACCTCGTTGATCTCACCGACCGGCATGGTCACCATCGATGGCGAAGAGGTACGCCCGATGACACCGAACGACGTGTGGGCCACGCCGCAAGGCAACTCGTGAGCAGACAGCGTCAGGCTGGCACCGACGCCGAGACCAAAGTTCAACGGTGGTTGATGCGTCGTGGCTACCGCTACGCCAAGAAGCTCCGCCAGGAGGGAGCACTCGACGTCGGCGACGTGCACCTCGGTGACGGCTACCCGGTGTGCGTCGAGGTAAAGGGCGGGCAGGGCGCCGTCACGCACCTCAGCTCGCACGTCAAGGAGACGCTCGCCGAGATCGCCAACAGCGGTGCCGAGACCGGCGTGGCGATCGTGAAGAAGGCACGCAGCGCCGACGTCGATGACTGGTACGCCGTGATGCCCGCCAAGCTCTGGCTGGATCTGATCGAGCGCCTCTACCCACCGCCTCCCCGTACCACAGTGAGGATCCGCCCCAACCCACGGCCCTGACTACTGTTGAGCCATGGCCATGACCGTCACGATCGGCTTCATCCCCGACCGGCACACCCTCGATGACAAGGGCTGGGCGGTGTCCTACGACGACGGCACCGGCACGATCGTGACGACGTACTACGACACGCTGACGCTGGCCGCAGCGAAGCAGCAGGACATCTTCACCGCCGACGTCACGATCGACAACTTCCTGCGCACCCAGGTGACCAACACGTACATCGGTACGGGTGGCGCCCCGGCGACGATCAACTCCAACCTGTCGACCAAGCGCACGCAAGAGGGTCTCGACCCCACGACCACTCCGGTGTAACCGGGGCCGCAACTACGCTGGTCGGTATGCCGATCCGCTCTCGGATGGACTACTACGCAGCCAACGCCGACCCCAGCAGGTTGTCGATGGGCCACGCCAACCCCGAGCAGATGGCGCAGGCGCAGTCGGGCTACTGGCGCTCGCAGCGCTCGGTCGATGAGATGCGCCGCCGACCCAACGCTCTGCGCACCGGCTACGGCAACCTGCGCCCCGTCGGCGTGGGACAGCCGTACATGTCGGGCGTCGGCAAGCCCTCGATCGAGCGTGAAGATCTCGTCGTGCAGTCGGACGGTGACTGATGCCCGGTGGACACACCGCACCGCAGACGATCGACAACTGGTTCTCGATGCAGGAGGTGCAGCTCGGGCTCGGCGTGCACGGGCCCGGGCCCAACCCGAGCTTCCGTGATGCGCTCGACGCCGCTCGGCTGAACTGGAGGCAGACGCCGGAAGGGTCGTACCCCGACGGGTACTTGGGCACCGTCGGTGGCCGCCGTGGCGACAAGCTGCGCAACGCTGTGTGGCGCAACCAGCGGCCCTACGACCGGGGCGTGCACAAGGACACCCGGCTCGACATGAGCGACTACCTCTGGCCCGAGGAGTTCAACCTCATGAGCGGGATCGAGTGCGAGGCACGGGGAGAGCGCTTCGTCTCGGCCGCCTACGCCATCGCACCGCTGCAGCTCACCAACCGGGGCAAGCCCAACACCCGGGACTACAACCACCTGACCGGCCGACCCGACACCGGCACGCCGATCCAGCCCGACCCGCAGCGGATCGCCGAGAAGCGTAGGCAGCTGCCGTCATGGAGCTAGGGCACCAGTTCCAGCTCTTCACCCCGCCGACGGGCCCGGCCAAGATGACCGAGTGGGCTGACGTCGACAAGCCGATGCGCCCGGTGCACGACGAGGTGGACGAGCCCCGCTCGATCACGCCCGTGCACGTCGAGGGGTACGGCGACGTGCACCCGTACACCGGGCTGTTCCGCTCGCACCCGCACGAGCGCCAACTGCAGATGCTGATGTCGGCTCGGGAGATCCGCAAGCAGTACGCACCGGCCGAAGGCGACCGCATGTACTCGGGCACCGACATCGCCGTCAACCTCGGCGTCCACCCCGCTGGCATGACCGACACACGGGCCGGTGAGATCACCGACCGCCGGGCGACGACCGACTTCCGCATGAACGAGCGCTGGGGCCACCCGGTGACCGGTGAGCGGTTCTTCAAGCGCACCGCAGAGCGCAAGCGGCCGCCGATCGAGACCGACGCCGAGATGTGGCACCGCAAGGTCGTGGAGGCCGACGAGGCGCCCCAGGAGACAGCGTTGCGCCAGGCACGGCTCTACACCGCCAACAACCTCGCCTCAGCCACTCAGGTCGGCAGGTTCCTCGCCCGGCCGCTGGCGCACGACAAGTCGTTGATCGAGCACCTGCAGGGCGGCGGCGACCCCGGTGTGATCCCGCTCGGCACTCGCTCCAACCCGCTCAGCTCCAGCGGCAAGCCGATGCTCGCCGGAGGGCACCACCGTGTCGCAGCACTGGGTGAGGTCGATCCCGATCGCCTCGTACCGGTCGAGCACTGGCGTGACGTCCACGACGCCAAGTATGAAGAGATCACCACCAAGGGCGGGCGCAAGGTGCAGATGCCTCGTCGTGGGTACACCTGATGCCGACCCGCTTCTCCCCCGCCGCCAACGACTCGTTGCGGCGGTCTCAGTACCCGGCGCCCTTCCAGCTCCAGGGCGAGTACGCCGTCGATGACGTCATCAACCTCGCTGCGGTACCAGGCGACGTGCTCGCCCAACGTGGCCCTCCTGTACCTCAGCAGGTGTTCCCGCCGAAGTATGGCTACTACCGGGTGCCGCTGACGATCTACGACGTGCTCGCCACCGACCGGTGGGCGCCGACCTACCGCTCGTGGACGTCGGGTCCGATGATCACGCCACCGCCGCCAATCGACCCCAACGGGCTCAGCGGCAACGACGGTGGCTTCACCAAGAACGCTCTGGTCGGTGGCAAGTACGAGGTTGGCTGATGATCAACGTCATGCCACAATGGCGCCATGGCTGCCACTGATCACCTCCAGGTAGAGCAGTGGTTCCACGGCACCTCTGCCGACCTCTCACCCGGTGACGTGGTGCAGCCTGCGGCCAAGGTCGGCAAGCAGGGCGAGCCCGGGTCTCTCGAAGAGGCAACCAACCCGCACCACGCCTTCGCTGCCAAGGATCTCGGCGAGGCCCACATGTGGGCCGGGATGCGTGGCGGCGCCAAGGTGTACAAGGTCGAGCCGCTCGATGACATCGAGGAGTTCAAGTCGCCGGAGGGCTACACGTACGGCCGGTCGTCGTCAGGGTTCAGGGTCGTCGGTGCCGCCGGGCCCAACCCGGTGTCCCGTGACGACGCCATGCACCACACCAACGCCATCAAGCGCCAGGAGGAGATCCGGCAGCAGCGCCGGTCACGCAGCAGCGAGCTGGCGGTCCAGCGCACTCCCGGTCTGGCAGAAGCGCTCGAACGTCTCAGCTCGGTGATCCTCGACCGCAGGAGAGTTCTCTGATGGCTGCCAGTGACCATGTCAACGGCGAGCAGCTCCGCATGTTCATGACAGCTCGGGAGCTGTACCACACCCCCTCGATCGACGTGCCGCTGCACCCCGAGGCTCGCTACGGCGGCGCCTGGAAGAACATGGCCGCCATGTGGAAGAGCAAGGCCAGGGACAACAAGACCAACGGCGTGCCTGAGTCGATCGCCGCCCAAGGCGTGCACATGCCGGTGACGCTCGCCCACGGCGAGCGTGACTTCGGCGACGCCACGGTGATCGAGCACGGCCACCACCGGATCCTCGCCGCCTACAAGCACAACCCCGACATGCTCCTGCCGGTCGAGCACGAGGACTATGACCGTCCCAAGAACTACGGCACGGTCGCCGAGCAGAACGAACATGCCCGGCGCATCGGTGCCATACCGGGCTGGACCGAGCACCAGTACTTCCCGTCCTACCCGTGATGTGGCACCCCAGGAGTACGTTGGAACCATGGCAGTGAACAGCGACCGCTCGATGAACGACGACCTGCGCATCGGCGCCGTGGACGGCCGCCTGCGCTTCCTGCGCCCCAACACCGTCAACGCCGAGATGGAGGAGACGATGACCCGTGTCGACTGCCTCCAGGGCGAGCCGCCGTTCTACGGGTGGTACGGCAACTTCGGCGTGACCTACGGCGACCTCGACCACATCCGCATGGCGCTGCCGGGCGCTGTGCACCCGCTGCACCCGATCCGGGTCGGCAAGCACGAAGTCGTGGACCCGATGTGATCAGGGGACGTCACCCTCGCTACTCGGGCCCGGAGTTCGATGCGGCCGCACGGGCGATCGCACATCATCCGATGCAGGGGCCGCCCGACCCGAAGTGGAACCGCAGGCCCAACTTCGAGGGCATCGGCATGGACGAGGATCCCGACGCCTACGACCGTGAGAAGGACCGCCGCCTGACCGGTGAGATCCCGTAGCGCTGCTGAACGTTACGCTGTGCCCGATGCGGCTCTGCTACTGCTACCACTGCAAGACCCTCAGCAAGATCGCTGACTACGACGGCGAGTACTCGTTCGACAGCGAGCCGCTCAACGACGTGCTGTTGGAGAACTGGGTGCAGCGCCACATGCACGGCTTCACCGAGGAGCAGCACCCCGGTGGCCGGGTGTTCGCCTTCCAGGGCCGTGACATCGAGGTGCAGGGCGGCCGCCTCGACGGCGTCGGCGTCGACATCGCCAACGAGGTCGAGCACGTCCGCAGCGAGCTGGCCCAGGCCGGTCACGACGTCTTCGAGTTGAAGGACGAGTTGAAGGACGAGGCGCAGAAGTGCTTCCTCAAACACAAGCGTCCCGAGTACCCGGACAAGAAGTGCATCGACTACCACGACGACTCCAAGTGGCTCGGGCGCAAGGAGAAGATCGAGGGCCAGAGGGTCCACACCCAGCAGGGCTACCTCTGCTCGTTCTGCCCGTACGAGACCAACGTGTCGATCGCACGCCGTGGGTACAACTGATGAGCGCCATCACCGCCGTGTGGGTCGATGGGCTGTTCTGCGACAGCAGCTGGGAGATCCCCAACATCGAGCCCGACGCCCACGCCCTCCGGTTCTATATGACCCTCTCCGAGGGTTCGTCCGAGCAAATGGTGATGTGCTCCGACAACCCCACGACGACGCAAGTGGATACGTGGCTGCGCCTGTTCGGGTTGAGGTTCTCGACGGTGTACCACAATGCCGAGACCGACTCACGTAAGCGCATGGAACGGCTGCTGCAGTTCTGTGGTGCTCAACAAAGCAAGCTCGTGCTGTTCGTCGGTGGCCGGTTCATCGACTGCAACAACGCCGCCGATCTCGGTGTACCGAGCCTGCGCTACTTGGCACCCAACTCGGCAGCAGCGTGGGAACCTGATCAACGAAGCTCGTGGCAACAGGCCGTCGCCAAGCAAGGTGGGTAACTATGGCCGCTACCGATCATCTCCAGATGCAGCTGTTCGATCCCGCCAAGTACAAGCACCGCTACCAAGGTGGCAAGGTGACGACGAGCGATCAAGAGCGAGATGAGAACGACGCCTTCCTGACCCAACAGCAACAGCAGGAGACGTGGTTCGCTCGGTACAAGCGATGAGGCTGTACTTCTCCGGCGCCGAGGTGGGCGCCCACCGCAAGAGGTTCGCCAAGCTGGAGGTGCGCAGGGTCGGGTTCAACCTCGGGCCCGTGCTCAACTCCGGCGGCCACAGCTCGGTAGCTCCCGACGACCTGCTGCCGTTCGTGACGCTGTTCTACGCCTCACAGACCGTGGACGTCGACAAGGCGGCCGAGATCATGCGAGCGCATGGCGATGAGACGTCGCTCGCAGTAGGCATGGAGTACAGCGGTCGATTCCCGGGCACGGCGATCCCGCTGTGGGACGGGGTCGATGTCGACGTGGCGCTGGAAGCGATGGTCGAGCACGGGGCCGTCTGCATCGAGGAGGCCGACCTGCTGGAGAAGCGCAACCAGATCCCGCTCAACGTGTTCGTCGCCCGCAACCCGTCGGTCCATCTCTACTGCGTCACCTCGAAGGTCGACGCCCTCGCTCTGCCGTGCATCACGGACGCCATCGTGGCGGGTTGGATCGCCACGCAGAAGCACCGTGAGTTCCAGGTGTGGGACGGCAAGAAGGTGCGCAAGTTCCCCAGGACCGCCCGTAGCGCCTCGGTGGACAACTACAGCGGCCAGATCAACAACATGGGCGGCGACATCGAGAAGCTCAAAGGCGGCGACGTGGACGAGATGGTGCGCCTCTCGCTGCTGTCGTGGCAGCAGTACGAGCGGATAGCAATGATCCCCCCGGCGCACAACGGTGACGAGCCACCGTCCGAGACCTCGACCGGTGTTGCTATCGCCCGTCCCGAACCTCGTCAGCGAGAGCGGGTGCTGCTACCGGTGCTCAGCAGCTTCGCCAGCGGCGAGAACGGCCACGAGGTAGCAACGGTTTCGACCAACGCACTGCGCCAGTGCAACGGCTGCTTCATCGCCCACACCTGCCCCGGCTACGAGACCGACGCCGCCTGCGCCTACGCCATTCCGGTGCAGATCCGCACCGTCAAGCAGATGCGAGACGCCCAACAGCTCGTGCACGAGATCCAGCTGCAGCGGATCCTGTTCATGCGCCACGCCGAGGAAGCTGCAGGTGGCGAGCTGGATCCCCGGCTCGGCAAGGAGATGGACCGGCTCTTCGCCCAGGCCGAGTCGGTAGCTCGCCAGAGCGAGAACCGCTCGACGCTGACGATCCAGACCACCGAGTCGGCAGGCGGTAGCGGGATCCTCTCGCAGATCTTCGGAGGGGCGATGAGCAAGGGCAACCAGGCGCTCCCGGCGCCGGTCGACTCGAACGAGATCCTCGCCGAGGCGTGGGAGGCCGAGCCGGTCGATAGCAACTGACGTTGTTGCGACACGCTGGCATTCGGATACGTCGGTTTCGAATTGGGTAATTCGGGACACCCCCCCTCTAGAAACGGGGGGAACTACGCTCGTTGGGGAGGACCGAGCACCGAGCCCCAAGGAGTAGACAATGGCCACGAACGAAGTCGACACGGTCGACACCGCCGAGGATCCCCGGCACACCACGAGCCCCGAGCTGCGTGACCTGCCGGGTACCGAGACCGGTGAGATCATCCCCACCGACGAGGCGGACTCGCTCGATGAGGTGCACGCCGACGCCGCCTACAACCGGGTCGTGATGGGCCCGGAGGGCAACGACCCCACCATCCCCACGCCCGGCACCGATGTGCCCGTCGAGCCCGGCCCCGGCCCCGAAGACAACGAGGCGCTCGACAACGCCACGGGCGGGGCGATGTCCGCAGCCGCCGAGTCCGGTCCCGCCGCTGCCATGGCGCCGCCCGACAAGGACGACTTCAAGACCAAGGAGCTTGCCGCCCGCAACCTCGGTCAGATCACCACGACCTTCGACATGAACGCTCCCGGCGAGGCCGAGGGAGCAGCCGCTGCTCTCGACGGCAGCGACGAGGATGCCGACGATGAAGGGTTCGATCCCAGCGAGCACACCGTCGCCGAGGTCGAGGAGTTCATCGCCGAGAACCCCGAGCTGCGAGACGACGTCATTGCTGCCGAGCGAGCCGGGAAGAACCGCTCCTCGCTCGTTGGCTGAACCTCAGCCTGACCTGTCGACCATGCACGCCTGAGGCGTGCATCAGACACTCACCGTTGGTGCCTATCTCGGCCCAGTCGTGTTTCTGACCGTCTCGCACACGGCATAGACACGGGCCGCAGATACGGCACCATCGGCCGTTGTAGCCGTCGTTGCAACGGATGATGCGCACTAGCCGATGTCGTCGTCGTAGACCGGCGCAGCTACCGGCTTGCGAGGAGCTTCCGGCTCGGGGTTGTCCAGCTCGTGCTGAGTCACGTAGTTGACCGGTACGTGGTACTGACGCCCTGTGCTCTGCTGGAGCTGGTGAGCGATCGCCACACGGTGATGCCCCTCTAGGAGCTTGTCGGGCGCTCCCTCGACACCGGGCATGACCATGATCGGACGCTGCACACCGGTCTCGGCGATGCTCGACTGCAGCCGTCCATAGATGCGTCCTGCCTCTGCCGTCTTGTGCTCCATCACCGCACCCGGTGAGAGCTGACGCCCGTAGCGGTCTTCCATGTACTCGCCTGAGTGCATCTCGCCCGCCATCATGCGGTTGTAGATCACCGAGGGATCGAGCTGCGTTGGGCGCTCGGTTGTGGAGCGGATCACACCCTCAACGCTAAACGAAGCGAGACCGCCCCGGGGGACGGCCTCGCTCTCGGAGACAATGATGAGCACCTCACTGTTGGGATGAAGCGTCGAGACAGAGCCTAGAGCCTCCGGTACGCTCTCGCCAGAAGGTCGATTTCGAATTGGCGATTTCGAGAGACCCCTCCTTCGAAATTGACGATCTGGTTCGGGACGCCGAGCCGGTAGGTGCGCCGGGCGGCGACGCACCGCCACCCCTCCCCGCCGGGGGCCAACGGGCGAACCGCCTGACGTGCTGCTCCGGCGGCCGGAGCCTCATCCACTCCGGCCAACGGAGTGTGGTTAACACCGGGCCCGAGATGCGGATCTATGTGTGGGCGGCGGTGGTTCGTCGTGGTCCCACCGCCGCCTGTCACACCCCCTGCGTAGGGTCGTCGGCATGGGAGAAATGTCGACAGATGTTGGCCAGAGACGTTGCACGACGTTGAACGTTGCTGCTACAGTCTCAGGTGTGACCACCACCAACACCCCTGCCTCTCCCCCGCAGCTCGGCTTCATTCAGCGCCTGCTCGCCGAGCGCACCAGCCAGGCGCCTGAGGGCATCGACGCCTTCATGGCGGTGCTGCAGACCAAGCGGATCACCAAGACCGGCGCCAGCTCGCTGATCAACCACCTCCTCACCATCCCGGCCGACGTGGTCGAGGCTCCGGCCGCCACCGACGCTCCGGCCCGTGACCTCTCCCGCCGCAGCAACGCCTACCCCGGCAAGTGCATCAAGTGCGGCCAGGGCGTGGCAGCTCGTGAGGGCTACCTCACCGGCAGCCGTGGGAACTGGGGCTGCGAGCACCTGGAGGGCGCCTGCCCCGCCGCTGCCGAGGCCACCACGCCCGGCGTGCACGCTCTCACCGAGATCGTCGGCGACCTGGAGGACGGCAACTACGCCATCCCCGCCACCTCGGGCGAGACCGACGTGTGGTACTTCACGATCAAGACGAACAAGGGGTTCTACAACCCGGAGAAGAAGGGCCAGCGCATCGTGCGCATGGTCGCCGGAGGCGGCAACGAGTTCCCGATCACCAACGAGTGGGTGCGCAAGGCTGTCGCCGCCGTCCGGGCGCTCGGCACCACCGAGTCGATGCAGATGTTCGCTCGTGAGATGCACATCTGCGGCCGCTGCGGTGAGGATCTCACCCAGGTGACGAGCAAGGTCACCGGGTTCGGCCCGGTGTGCCGCCGCAAGATCGGTTACGAGGTCTCCCCGGTCGAGAAGGCGGAGATCGCCCGGCTCATCGCCGAGGCGCAGGCTCGTGGCGAAGAATTGGCGGTGTGATGTTGAACGTCGTTGAATGTCTGCTATCATGATCCCTGTGACCACCACCAACTACCGCACCGCACTCGGCCCGCTCGCCGACCTCGTGCTCCCCCACCTGATGGGCGAGGCGCACGAGGTCGTTCGTGGCCTGGCCGCCATGGCCACCGCCACCGAGGCCGACCTCGACACCTCCAGCATCCTCGCCCCCGGCGTGGAGCTGTTCCCCTACCAGAAGGCTGGCATCCGCTACGCCCTCGCCGCCCGTCGCTGCGTGATCGGTCACGCCATGGGGCTCGGCAAGACGGTCCAGGCCATCGCCGCCATGGCGATCGAGCTGGAGACCACCGGCAGCCTCCGGGCGCTCGTGGTCGCTCCGCCGAGCCTCACCCTGAACTGGGTGCGTGAGATCAAGATGTTCGCCCCGCAGCTCACGGTCGCCGTGGTCAAGGGCCAGACCCCCACCGAGGTGCCTGAGGCCAACGTCGTGATCATCGGTCACAGCGTCGTGAAGCACTGGGAGAAGGCACTCGTCGCCGCCGGGTTCGACGCCCTGGTCATCGATGAGTCGCAGAACTTCAAGAACCGCAAGGCTCAGCGCACGGTCGCCATGCAGCAGGTCGCCCGTTGGATGGACGACGACGCTCTGGTGCTCCTGCTCACCGGCACCATGGTCACCAACGACCCGGGCGAGGCCGCCCCGCAGCTCCAGATCATGAACGTCATGGACGGGCTGTTCGGCGACGTGTTCGGATTCATGGACCGGTACTACCCCAAGGTGAACCAGTGGGACCGCAAGCCTGCCAACCTCACCGAGCTGTACAACATCCTCCTCGACTCGTGCTACTGCCGCCTGACGTTCGATCAGGTGCGTGGCCAGATGGGTGACCGGGCGCCGAAGGGTGTCGCTCGCCAGAGCACCGCCGTCGAGATGCACGGCAAGGCTGCCACCGAGTACAAGGTCGCCCGGGACAAGCTCCGCACCTACCTCCTCGATCACCACGAGGAGATCGCTCTGGAAGAGGGCATGTCCATCGAGGAGGCCGAGCGCCTCGCCGAGGAGAAGACCGAGCGCAGCATGAAGGCTGAGGCGCTCGTGCAGCTCGGAGCACTCCGCCGCCTGGCTGGCGAGGCCAAGATCCCGAGCGTCATCTCGTTCGTCCAGAACCTCGTGGACCAGGGCGAGCAGGTCATCGTCTTCGGCTGGCACAAGGCAGTCGTCAAGGCGATCGCCGAGCACTTCAACGCTCGCACGATCATGGGTGGCGACAAGGTCGAGAACGTCGAGGAGGCCAAGGCTCGGTTCCAGGCCGGTCTCGACAAGGTCATCGTGCTCAACATCAAGGCAGGCGGCACGGGGCACACGCTGACCGCCGCCAGCCAGGTCGTCTTCGCCGAGTTCCCCTGGACCCCCACCGACTACAGCCAGGCCGAGGCTCGTGCCGACCGCATCGGACAGACCGAGCTGGTCACCTCGCACGCTCTGCTCGCCGCCAACGGTGAGGCCACGATCGATGAGGCGCTGATCGGGATCCTGAACCGCAAGGCGCTGATCGTCGGCGAGCTGCTCGACGGCAAGGCTGACACGCTGATCGAGGACGTCAGCGTCGCCGACGCCCTCCTCGACTGGGCGAGGGGGGCGTGATGTCCGAGGAAGTTGGGCAGAGACGTTGTGGATCGTTGAATGACTCTGCTACAGTCACTGGCATGAACGCAGTCACTCCCGAACAGGCCCACGACGAGATCATGCTCACCCTTTGGGGCGCCCTGTACACCGCCGAGGCCCGCCTCGACACTGTGCGTAGCTGGTGGCGCTCGCTGAGCGCTCCTCGCACCCGCAACGGTGGCTACGACCGTGACCCCCGCACCTGGACCGAGGTCGTCGCCGACTTCGAGGTCGCCGAGGCCGCCGCTCAGTCGTGGGAGGTCGAGACGTTCGTCCGCTACCGCAAGCACCTCACCGAGGCGATCGACGCCCAGCTCGCCGCCGCCCAGGCGCTGAACATCCACGAGCAGAGCTACACCGGCTGGCAGCGCTACTTCCTCGTGACCAGCTCGGCCGGTCTCGTGCACGCCAGCACCCGCTGCCACACCTGCAACAAGGGCCGCAGCGCCACGCAGTTCGCTCTGCTCCCGTCACTCTCCGGCCGCAGCCACGAGGCGCTGGTCGAGGCGCTCGGCCCGTCGCTGTGCTCGGTCTGCTGGCCCGATGCGCCGGTCGCCTGGACCGACGAGCAGAGGATCTCCCCGACCGTCACCGCCGTCCTGCTGGAGAAGGGCGAGGCCGCCTTCTGGACGGCGCTCGCCGAGTCCCGTGCGAAGGCCGTCAAGCGTGCCGCCAAGAAGGCCGCCGACGAGGCCGAGCGTGCCGCCCGCCGGGCCGCTCGTGCGGCCGCCCAGTCCTGACCAACCACCACCACCAACCACCACCTCAACAAGGAACCACCACCATGCAACGCAACCAGATCACCGCCGGGCTCATCGTCCGGGTCCGCCCGAGCAACAGCCGCTACTCCAACGAGTGGAGCTGGAACATCGGCCGCATCACTACGAGCGCCACGACTCAGCGCAGCGTCGGCTACTACGGCAAGTCCGCCACCCTCGTGGAGGTCGAGTGGTACGCCACGATCAACAACGAGGGCACCACCCGCAGGTGGGATGCACCTCGCACCGAGCGGCACGACGCCCGCAAGCTGGAGGTCATCGACCCCGTCAAGCTCGCCGCCGAGAAGGCGTCGTGGCACGAGGTGACCGAGGCCGGTCGCCGGGAGAAGGAGGCCAACGAGGCTCGCACCGAGGCCAACGTCGAGGCCATCCGCACCGCCCTCGGCGACGAGCGGTGGGGCGACGTTCGCCACGAGGGCCGCATGGTCCAGATCTCCGACAAGCAGCTCGCCGCCCTGGTGGCGCTCGTGAGCAAGGTCGTGGCGTCATGAGCGCCAGCCAGGCGTTGATCGACGCCTACACCCAGGCCGAGCGCAGCCAGATCGCTGCCAACTACGCCGTGACCAAGGCCGAGCAGATGCTGCGTGCCGCCAAGGACGCTCAGCTCGAAGTCATCCACACCGTGGACGCCCTCCGGGCGATCCTGCAGGAGCAGTCGTGAGCAACGCAGCGATGCTGCAGCACCACCTGCAGTGGAACCACTACCCGTCGATCAGCGCCGTGTTCGTGCCGGTCGCTCAGCGAGCGATCGAGCTGGCTGACGAGGACGACTGGGACGCCATGATCGAGCTGCCCAACGGCGTGTCGCTGTCGGTCGGCGAGATCGTGGACCAGCTCCACCTCACCACGTTCGTCACGTTCCCCGACGACGAGGAGCTGGAGGACGACCTGGACGAGATCGAGCGCCAGGAGCTGCAGTCGTGAAGCGCCACCGGCTGACGCTGATGTTCTCGACCGTGATCGTGGCCGGGCTCGCATGCGGGACGCTCGGCCGCCTCGTGGTGGCAGTGGCGGGCTGAATCTTTCAACGAATCGTCGCAACGAGGTTGTGCAACGACGTGCCTCTGCTACACTCACTGGTATGACCACCACCTGCACAGTCGTTGTACGGGGCGACGGCGCCCGCTGCGGCGAGCCCGCCGTCACGAGCTTCACCTCCAGCCGCACGGGCGAGGTCTTCGCCGAGTGCGAGGCGCACCGGTTCGACGTCGCTGTCGGCCCGGCCATCGGGCCCGCCGTCGAGACGTGCAAGACGCTCGGCATCCCGACCCGCACGACGCAGCCGTTCGCCATCGTGGCCCACGGTCGCATCGTCGGCTACGCCGCCGCCATCACCGAGCGCACGCAGCTCCGGGCGCTCCGCCTCGGTGGCCGCATCGTCCCTGTCCGCTGACCAACCACCACCACCACCACCAAGGAACCACCACCATGACTGACACCGCAACCAACTTCGAGCTGGACATCCTGCTCGCCAAGGTCGAGAAGATGTGGCGCCGGGCCAACCACCCGAACACGCCGCCCGCCGAGAAGGCCGTCGCCGAGGCCAAGGCGCTGTCGCTGATGGCGCAGCACCGCATCGAGATGGCGATGCTCAACATCGAGCAGGCCGACGAGCTGGCTGACCACGAGTACGGCGTGTTGAAGGGCGCCTACGGGCTCCTCCACGCCAGCCTGATCAACGAGGTCGCCACGGCGTACGACTGCCGTGTGTGGTGGCGCTCCAGCGGGATGACGTACAACGTGCGCATCAGCGGGTTCCGCTCGGACTTCGAGCGTGTGCGCCGCCTGGCCAACTTCCTCCTCACCGACGCCGTGGCGCAGTCGTGCGAGTTCAAGTCCCGGTCGATCGCCGTGACCAAGGACTACCGGCGCTCGTTCGTCGCCGGGTACACACAGGAGATCGGCCGCCGCCTGCGGGAGAGCGTGACGTTCGCTCGGGCCGCCGCCGTGGCGCACGCCGCCGACAACGGCAGCACCGTCGAGGCCGCCGAAGAGCGGGTCGTGGGCGCCGAGCTGGTGCTCGTGGAGCGCAAGAAGGCCGTCGCCGACTTCATGAAGACCAAGCGCCTGCGCACGGTCGGACACAGCACGGGCCGCAGCTCCAACGGTCGCAGCAACGGCGCCATCGCCGCACGCAACGCTGACCTCAGCGGTGGCCGCAACCGAGTCGGCGGCGGCACCAAGGCGCTCGGGCGATGAGAGACATCGCCAAGAGCGTCAGCTACGGCGCCGAGCAGCATGCGTTCACGCACACGCTGCTCGGCGAGACGCAGGACTTCGCCTCCCTCGTGAGCACCACGAGGGAGGTCGAGGCCACGCCCGAGTGGCAGGCCGTGTACGGCACCAAGCCGCTCAACCTGATCGCCACCAAGGGCTCGTGCGACTACGCACGGGGCGCCAGCATCATCGCCTACAAGGTGCTCGGATCGTGGCGGTTCGCAGTGCCGCACGAGCTGGCCCACATCATCACCGACGACCGCCACGGCCCGCAGTGGCGGGCCCGCTACGTGTGGCTCGTGCGCCTGATGTACGGCAACGAGTACGCCGAGGCACTGCTCGCCGGGTTCGCCAGCAGCAAGCTCGCCGTCGAGGTGCTGCCGCTCGCACGCACCACGCCGCTGCTGCCGCCCGAGCTGTTCGACGCTCAGGTCGGTGGCCCGCTGATCGCTCAGCGCCCCGAGGCGCCTCGTGGAGCAATCGCACTGTAGACGTTGTACATCGTTGAACGACCTGCTACCATCACTCCCATGACCCGCAACCAGAAGCGCAACCTCGCCAACCTCGTGCTGGCCCACGGCTACGACAACCTCAACGAGTTCTGGACCGAGCTGACCAATCAGGTCGAGCGGGCCGAGGACGACCCCAACCAGGGCAGCGGCGACATGTACCCGAGCTACGAAGAGGCCAAGCCGGTGCTGTTCGCCTGGCACGTCCGCATGATCGAGATCGCCGATCAGGTGACGGCATGAGCGCCCAGTGCATCGAGATGGTCTCCAGCCGTGTGAGCCGGGGGATCATGGGCAAGGGCACCGAGTCGTTCACCAACGGCCCGCTGCACCAGTGCCCACGTAGCGCCGTCGAGGACAGCCTCTACTGCGCACAGCACAAGCTCATCCGGGCCCGCATGGCCGCCACGGTCGCCGCCCGCCGGGCCGCCCGGGCCCAGTCCTGACCAACCACCACCCAACGAAGGAACCACCAACCATGTCACGCATCAACTACGTCGCCTCGGCCCGCAAGCGCAAGGACGGCAAGGCGCCGCACGAGTGCTACGACTGCGACCAGCCCATCATCGAGGGCCAGTCGTACGCCTGGGCCCAGCCCAGCCGCTACAGCGCCCGCATCAATTGGCACTCGACGTGCAAGGCGCCGCCGCCGTCACGCCTGGAGGCCAACGAGAAGCGCTCCACCGCCATGGCTGCGTTCGAGAACGGCTACGACGCCATCGATCTGCTGCGCAACGAGGACGACCGTGGCACCGACTTCGACCCCGAGGCGTTCGTGGAGCGCATCAAGGACGAGGTGCTCAACGTCGTCGGCGAGGGCGTGCGTGAGGCCGCCGAGCTGTGGCGTGAGAGCGCCACCAACATCGAGGACGGGTTCGGTCATCCGACGTCCATGTCCGAGGAGTTCGAGGGGTACGCCGACGATGTCGACGGGGTCGCCGACGAGGTCGAGGGCATCGAGCCCGAGGAGTACGACGCTGAGCAGTACAACGACGTGGACGAGTGGATCGACGCCACGCTCGACAGCGTCGTGGACGAGCTGGGCTCCATTGAGGGCAATCTGCCCTGAGTTGTTGAACGACGCTGAACGACTGCTACCATCATCACCATGACCACCATCACCACCACCGAGATCTTCGCCGACGCCAACGTCGCCGGAGGCTGGACCGAGCACGACACCGTCGCCCGTCGCATCTGCACGGCGCTGTGGAAGGCGACCGGCGCCTTCGGCCGGATTACCAACTACCACAGCGACGTCGTGATCGACTGCCTGACGATCCAGTCCATGGTCGCCGCCATGGAGCCCGGCACGAGCGTCGACTTCACGTACGTCGTGGGCGTCAACGGCACGCACCTGTGGCAGGGCGTCAACGCCTTCCGCTCGGAGCATGTGCTCGGCGACGACCGTGGCGGCAACACCGGCCGGTTCACGGTCTCCCTGACCCGCTCGGACCTGCAGACCACCGAGTACGGGCAGACGTGGGGCGCCGACAAGTACGGGCTGACCATCTCCGAGATCACCCTCCCCGCCGCCTGAGCAACCCTGTTACACCCTTCAACGATACTGAAAGCATGACAACGAACATGAGCACCACCCGCACCACCGCCGCCGAGCGTCTCGCCGACGAGATCCTCGCCGCCAAGGCTGAGCTGGCCCAGCAAGAGGCCGCCTGCAAGGAGCTGCAGAAGGCACTCCTCGCCCTCGCCCCCGTCGGCACGGTCATCGTGCGTGACGCAGGCAAGGTCACCGTGACCGAGCGTGTCGACCTCATCGCTGATGTCGACGTGCTCCAGGGCGTCGCCAGCCGCTCGCTCTTCAAGAGCCTCACCAAGGTCGTCTTCGACGTGGCCAGCTACCGGGCGCTCGTGCAGCTCGGCAAGTCCACGCCGGAGGTCGACGCCGTGATCGGGGAGAAGGTGAGCGCACCGTTCCTGGTGACCACGGTCGCCAAGAAGTGACGACCGAGGAGGAGCGTTTCTACGGCCGGGCCAACTCGGCCGTAGACACGATCGAACTCATCGTCATCCTGATGGGTTTGGTCGCAGTGATTTGGTGGATCATCCAGCTGTTCATCCACATCCCGCTGCGCTCGAAGATCGCCATGGTCGGCATCGTTTGCTGCATCGTCTGGTACTTCGCAGAACAAGAGGTACCGAGCTACGCCAACAGCTACACCTCCCACACCTCGGGCGGGCAGAACGCTGCCGTAGCCATCGGGTCTCTGCTCACCATCGGAGTGTTCATCGAGATCTGTGTCGGCATGATCCAGCTCCAGCGTTGGAAGGCGGCGCAAGTGCCGCCGCCCGCCGATGACTCGTGGTACACGAGCCCATCACCAGCTCCTCGGCCCACACCGCCAGCACCGCCAGCGCCCACGCAGACCCGTGTAGAACGCTCTGTGCGGGTCGTACGGGCCACGAGTGCTACAACGACGCACCACGACTCTCAGGCGCCTGTAGCGGCCCTGGAGAGCCCTCACAAGGACGTTGCGCCGAGCACCGACCTAGTGGTGGTCAGGCAGAGCCACCGCCCAACACTGTGGACCGAGGACCACGGCAGCTACACCTCGAAGGACCGCCGGAGCTTCGATCGGGACATAGGTCCGGTATGACGTTGAACCAACCGTGGTACGGTAGCTACCGTGAGTTACAGCGCTCCAGATGCAGCCCGCATCGCTGGCATCAGCTACCGCCAGCTCGACTACTGGTCGAGGACGAACCTGATCCATGCGACGATCGAGGCCAACGGCAGTGGCACACGCCGTGCGTACGCCTACCGGGATCTCATAGAGCTGCGCATCGTCAAGGCGATGCTGGATGCTGGGATCTACCTGCAGGCTGCCCGCAAGGTGATGAGTGTGATCCACGCCTACCCGGACCTCGACTTCACCAACCTCACGCTGGTGATGTCCGAGGACACGGTGCGACTGTGCGACCAGTCCGAGCTGGTCGAGATCGTGCGCACCGAGCAGACGATGATCAACGTGCTCCCGCTCGGCGGGATCATGGAGGGTCTCGACAACGCTCTGCACGATCGTGTACTCGTGGACGTTGCACATCGTTGAATGATGCTGCTATCATTGGCAGCATGACCACCACGACGATCACGGTTCGCTCCGAGCGGACCTTCAACGGCCACGGCACCCTGCGCCCGTTCTCCACGAAGTACTTCTTCGCCAACCCCTACTTCTTCGCCAACCCCAACTTCGACGCCGAGGCTCCCCGCCTCCTCGACCAGGCGTTCAACCCCGCCGCCGTTCGTGAGTTCGGTGGCTGCAGCCGGGACGCCGCCCTTGCCCTCATCCGCAAGGTCTACGCCGGGAACGGCACCATCACGGTCGCCTGGGATGACCGTGGCCCGCAGGCCGTCCGCACCTACGAGGTGAAGTGATGGCCACCCAGCGCACCCAGGCCCAGGCGCCCGACGGGTTCCGCTACGTCACGGCCACCCGTGAGGAGAACGCCGAGTGGCGTGCCAAGCACAAGCGCCACACGTCGCAGTACAGGCTCGTGTGCACCGCATGCGGCAAGCGCATTTGGGGCTCGGGGCTCGGCATCGGCGCCCACCGCCGTGCCTGCCCCGGCCACCCGGTCGAGGTGGCGCCGGTCGCCGTCGAGGTGACCAGTGCGCAGATCTGGAACGTGCTGCTGGCCATCGAGGCCATCGACCCCGAGCTGACGAACGCAGCCTGCCGGTCAGCGTTCGACACGCTGTCGGCGGAGCACGCACGCCTGCGTCTCACGGTCGAGGTGGCGTCATGAGCGACGTCGCCACCCGCCCGCTGTACGAGATCGCCGCCGAGATCACCGCCGACTGGAAGCCGGTGTGGTTCGGTGCGGTGCCCTACGTCGAGGCGATGGGCTGCCTCACCTCGCTCGACCAGATGTACGGCATGGAGTCCGGGCGCATCATCGTGAGCTACTTCCTCAGCAACGCCAAGCTCTGGCGTGGGGACGTGGCCAAGCGTGTCAAGCGTGAGCTGCGAGCGCTGCTCGATGCCTGAGAATCTCTCAACGACGTTGCGTGATGGCGATGTGCCTGCTACCATCACTGGTGTGACCACCACCTACAACGGCTACCCGCTCGGCTCGATGCGCCTCGGCGTGAACGAGATCGCCGACCCGATCGACCGCATCCTGCACCGCCTGATCAGGATCTCCAACAACGCCAACCAGTCGCTGGCGACCGCTGAGGCTCGCAACGCCGAGTGCCCGTGCATGCGCCACGGCAACACGGTCCACAAGCTCAGCAAGGAGGCTGCCGCCAGCCTCGCCGAGCTGGAGGCTCTGCAGCTGATCGTGGGTGCGAAGTGAGCACCACCTGGACGCCCGTCTGCGGCACCTGCTACGACACGCACACGATCGACCAGGGCGGCGCCGAGATCGCCTGCCCCGACTGCGCCAGCCACGGCGTCATCACGATCAAGGTCAGCAAGCTCAGCCACGGGCTCGGCGGCTACGGCGACCGGTACGAGACCTCCACGGTGTGGACCGACGGCTCGATCACGTTCGTCGGCACGCCCGGCCAGATCGCTGCCGACGTGCGTCGGGTGCGTGCGATCGCCGAGGGCGCTGCTCGCCTCAACGGCCGCAAGGGCCGCAACGCCTACAGCTCGTGGGCCATCTCCATCCAGAAGCACGTTCTCAACGCATTGCGCAACGACGTTGCGTGATGCTGGGTACGCTGCTACCATCACTACCATGACCACCTACACCACCGCCGACTTCGACAACCGCCGTTGCGACACCTCGCTCGTCGGCCCCGAGGGCCAGCGTCGCCTGTGCCTGGCGCTCCCGGTCGCTGGCAGCAGCACCGACCAGACCGGCATCTTCCACGGCATCTGCGCCGTCGGCCACGACTTCGAGCTGGACCTGCGGGACTGACCGCCACTTCGCCTGACCAACCACCACCACCAAGGAACCACCACCACCATGAGCACCATCATCAACAGGACCGGCGAGCGCATCGCCGACGTCCGCTCCGACGCCGAGGCCGTTCGCTGGTTCCTCGACAACGGTCGCAAGGGCGATCGCCTCGAAGACACGGGCGAGCCGCTCGCTGACATCGCCGCTCTCATCTTCGAGGACGCCGAGTTCCACTACGACGGCAACGGCAAGGTCGTCACCACGGTGCACCCGTCATGAGCACCCACACCACCGAGGTCGTCGTGCCCACCGGCACGCCGGTCACGAACACCGACGAGTTCCAGGCCCGTTGCTCGTGTGGCTGGCACGGCACCATCTGGCAGAGCCGCAGTCTCGCTCAGGCGAGCGCCAACGGCCACTACGTCTTCCCCGAGATGGTGGTGAAGTCATGCAATTGGGTGCGCAACAACGGCGTCGTCTGTGAGCGTCCGACCTGGCTCGGCTACGAGCAGTGTCGGGCGCACCTCGACAGTGGTGAGGTGCAGTCATGAAGTACACCAACTACACCAACATGGACGCTCGGTTCATGCGTACGTACGAGCCGGGCGACCGGCTGGTGCGTGGGTGGCAGGGCGAGCTGGACGACATCTGGCTCACCAACGAGAGCCTCACCGGTCTCGCCGAGATCGTGTACGGCATCCACAACCGTGACGATCGCCCCGACGGTCGCATGTGCCCGAGCATGAGCGTCGGCGACGTCGTGGTCATCGGCGAGGTGGCACTCAGTGTCGACCTCGCCGGGTTCAAGGTCGTGCAGCTCGACGCCAACGACATCCTGCCCACCACCTACCTGGAGACCGTCCGATGAACAAGCAAGAGGCACTGGCCTACATCGAGAGCGGCGCCGAGGCCACCAAGGCCAACAACGACGCCGAGGTGCGTCATGGCTGGGCTGTACGCCTGCTCGGCTACGGCTACCGCCCACCGAGCAAGCTCTCGACCTTCTACCGCTGGAAGACTCGTGAGGAGTGGGACGTGCTGCGCACCGACGGCGCCAAGGGCGTGCTCGTGCACAACATCCGCTACAACCACTTCGAGGTGGTGCCGCTGCGCATGCTCTTCCCAACCACGGTGGAGCAGGCCAAGGCCGACTACGAAGCGTGGAAGAAGCGCTCTCGACGTGAGCGTCGTGAGCGTGAGGCCAAGTACGAGCGTGACAAGGCGGACGCTGCCGTGCTCACCGAGCAGCTCGGAGGCTCAGTCAACGAGCGCTACGGCACGACGACGATCGTGCTCACCATCGACCAGGCCCGTGAGCTTGTCGAAGAGCTGGCCCACCTTCGTGCCTCACGCAACATCGTTGTAGGATCGACGCTATGAGCCAGCCAGAGGCCACCACAGAGCCCGTAGAGGCACGCAACGACGTGGATGCGGCAACGACAGCCCACAATCAACAGGGGGCCATACAGCGGCCTCTCGGCGCCATCCGGCAGCGGTGGGACACCGAGGTGTCACAGATCGAGGTGCGAGGCAACGAGGCGGCCAACCGTCGCCATGTCGCAGCCACCACCGTGGCCCGCTGGCCCGAGTGCAAGCTCGTGCTGAGCGTGTACTCGGCAGGCGTGCGTGGCCCGCACGGCTACGTGGTCTGGAACGTCGAGTGGGTGGCTACCTGGACCGAGGCCGAGTCGTGAGGAAGTTCCCACCATTCACCGATGCCGATGCCGACGCCCTCGTGCGTCAGCTCCACCTCGCCGTCGACAACATCAAGATCGTTGACGAGCTGATCGACATCCTCGAAGTCGGTGACAACTTCCTCAGTGACGACGTCACCCGCAACGGTGAGCTGACGGTGAGCAACGATCTCTCACTCGATGCCGATCAGACCAGGATCGTGGCCGTCTTCACCATCGCCCGGGCCCATGGCTGGATCCACAAGATCAAGACGGTCAAGTCACAGAACCCACGGCGCAAGTCGTCGCAGGCATCGCTCAACGAGGTGATGCCTCGTGGTCGTGAGGTCGCAC